AGCAGAACTTGGGTAATCAGCTTATGGGGAACTTGTCCGGTGTAGCGATACGGTGCGGGCAAGACCGTCCAGATGAGTATGGTAAGACGGGCGGGCAAGACATAAAACGAGGCGTCATCACAACACGCCTACCCATGCGCGTTGGTGAAAATCCAACACATCCCACCATTATGCGGTTGTAGTGTAATGGCAACACGTAAGTTCGCCAAACTTATGAATTGGGTTCGATTCCCAACTACCGCACTATGCCAGTATAGCAGAGTTTGGATACTGTGGTCCCCCCGTAAGGGACAAACCGGGAGTTCAAATCTCCCTACTGGCTTCACAAGGGGTTAGTATAGTGGTCAAGTATAGCGGGATTTGGACCCGTTGACGGCAGTTCGACTCTGCCACCCCTTACCATTAAGTATAAAAGGCAAATTTAGATATATAATCTTATGGGAACAATCCCATTATAGGAGGTAAAATATGTTCAAACAAGCAATCGTTGCAACAATATTTGTTCTGATGGTGGCAAGTATGGTCGCCGTTAGTGCAGAAACCGGATATGTTGAACAAATAGGTAGAAGCGGTGACGTTATACTATATAGACTCGTTGAAACTAACAAAGCTGTTAGTGATACCGAAACTACAATCGGATATGTTAGGGCACGTGGATCATATCATTTGCCAGAAATAATCGATGCATACACACACAGCGGATTCCACAGACCGGCATACACCTTTGTATATTCCTACAAAGATTATACCGGTAAACAGATACCTTTTGTAATAAACTAATTCATTTGGATTAGTTTTTTTTTATACCGGGGATGTAGTGGTCAATGGAAGAACACCTCACTTGCAATGAGGAGGCTGGGGGTTCGAGTCCCCCCTTCTCCACTTCTTTAGGCGGTAAGTCCACGCAACACGGCGAATAGTTTACCATTGGTGATCAGATGTGCCAGTGTGGGTCGCCTTTATATTGCATTTGTTAGGTAAAGTATAAAAAGGATTTGACACCTTATATATATGTATTGAGCTTTTTTTCTAAGATATTACCCGGCGGAGTATCTAAATCCAAAAGCGAATTAGATATACTAAAATCCGATTTAGCAGAAGTAAAGAAACAATTAGTGGTGCAAAGGGCGAAGGCAATACCCCGAAAGAAAGACATATCCTACGGTATTGAGTCAACAAAAGTAATTGAATTGCAATACAATGATAAACTTATTCTAGCGTATTGCGATGCAAGTCCTCTTGTTGGTCCAATTATAGATGCCATTGTTAGAGAAGTTACAACACCGGGTTGGGCAATATTTCCAATGTTCCATTACAAGTGCACACGATGTAGTTTGACGTATGATGTGCCACCTAATGAAACGAACACGTGCACATGTGGCGGCAAATTGCGAACGCCAGATGTAGGTCAAAAAAATAAAATGGAAATGTTTTTGGACAATCCAAATAATGAATATGATTTTTATGATATTATCCGTTCTGCATTAAGATGGGAATTACCACTTGATAAATATTACATGTCCGTTTCATACGTTCTTGCAAACAAACAAAACCAATATATGCTAATGGACGAACCACAAGGATTGTTCGTTGAAGATGCACGATATATTAGGGTATATAAGAACGCAAATGAATTATTTTGTCCGGTGTGTTATGAAGCTGATACATTTTATACTGATAAAACTACATGTCCAACATGCGGCGGTCCACTATGGGAAACTGCATACGTAACTAAAGTTGGAAATAACATCATAAACAGATTTGCAAAGAAAGAAATAATAGAGGGCCATTTGAATAGGCGTTTACCCGATCCTTATGGGACGCCAAAAGTAATTAGCTGTATCAATCAGTTGCACACGCAATTGGCAATGGACGTTCTAAATCGTGCAACATACACAAAAGGCAAACTTGCAAAGATATTTGCGTTCATTGGTGTTAGTCAAGAAGATGTGGACGCACTTGTAGATGATATAAACGAAAAGAAAAACGATGCAGAATCAACGGCCGGTAGTGATAAGGTAATTGATTTGTATATGGGTTCACAAACAGCAACCGATATAAAAGTCATTGATGCATTACCCGACCCAAGAAAGATGATGTCTTTGGAGTGGTATAAGCTCTATCAAGAAACAATAGCTAGGGTGTTTGGTGTGGCACCGGTATATGCGGGCATAATTGAATCTGGGAAATCTGGTGTCAATCCACAAATGCAAATAGACGTTATGAACAATACCACGCGTGCTGTTATGCGTTCAATTACAGAACCGGTCAACAGCAACATAATGAAGAACTTGGGAATAACGGATTGGTATTTTGACTTCAATCAAGTAGAACAAAAGGACCAAGTGCAAGATGAAATGGTGTATAAGATTAGGGCAGAAGCGGCTAAACTATTAGTGGACGCTGGGTTTGATGTTACGTTCAATTCCGACAAGACAATGAACATACCATTAACTAGGGAACTGCCAGCACAAACAGTAGAACCCTACAACTATTCTAAGTCATGCACTTGTGATGATCCGACACATAATCATTTTGCAAAAGGCGTAATTGTTAATCCGTATTACAACGAACAATTAATTGAACAATTTAGGATTGATTTAGAATCCATAATAAAAAGATATAATAAAAATATTATAACACTTACGGGTGAATATAGTGGCGATAGGTCAAAGATATTCCGTGCAATAGAAACGGAAATTGATGATATGGGAAAGGCCATCGACACGTCTATTCGCTATCATGCATACCCAATATTCAGTGATGGGTATAACAAACTATATAAAAAGAAATCCAAAGATTTCAAGAAATCAGATGATCCATACGCACTGGCTTACTTGCAAGAATTTCTTTCCACATATAAAACACCGTTCATGGGTGAGTGGTCACAAAGAGAGAAAAGAAAGATATTTGAGATATTAGAAAATCTTGCATTATCAGAAGATGGATTCACACCGGCTACGGCCGCACAAGCGTTATTGGAATATTTTACAAGACGTGATTCATATTACTGGGGTATGGTAGCTCTTACCGAATCCGCACGATTCTATGTAGAAAGTGGAAAGTCGGCAGCACTTGATTTAGGCGCAACTAAAAAGCGTTCGGTCATGGCAGGTGTCGGGTGTCCAATATGTGAACAAGCCGAGTCAGAAGGTTGGATTGATATTAAGAGTAATTATAGCGTTGGCAAAGGAGTTCCTTTCCATCCAAATTGCCAATGTTATGAGGACTTTTTATGATACGTGTTAATATTGATTTATCAAGAAGCGGCGCATTTGCACGTGCACCGGGAAAGGTAAAAGAAATTATAGATGATGAAGTCCGAAAGTGGGCTTTGGAAACTGCAATAAAGGCAAGACAACGTGCACCAATTATAACTGGTAACTTGAAAAGAAGTATAGCGGCAACACCCAAAAGCGGTGGTGCTACTGTTGCAGCACGGGCAAGTTATGCAAAGTATGTTGAACCACCACCATTGGGAGTTCATATGGTGCGAAAGATGAAGCGGACACAATACTTATACAATTCTGCAATGGAACGTGCCGGTGTAATGATAAAAAATATTGAACGAAGATGTGGGGGATTGTGATGGCAAAATGGATTAATGACCAAATAAAAATTGCATATCCTAAACGCATTGAATCGTTCAAAAAGAAATACCAGCGTGAACCATCAGAAGCGGAAATGGCAGATATTAGACGCAAGTTATGGAATTTATATAATAAGAAATACAACGAGGGGGGAAATAAAAATGCCGGCGTGGGTAGATGAGTGTGTTAGTTCAGTAATGGAAAAGAAAACAAAAGAGTTCAAAGACAAGAACGGTCGCGAACCAAACGAGGAAGAAAAAAAGGAAATGACATCCAGTGCTTTTGCTATATGTCAATCACAATACAAGCAAATTAAGAAATCAGAAAAGACCGCCGAGTTTGAACTCGTTGGGGATTTCCAGAAGTTCAATTTTGATAACGAATTATACATATATGGTCCGGCAAGCGTAGAAGTCTTGGATAGGCAAAACGACATTATGAAGATGGACGCCATTGAAAACGCATTACCCGACCTTTTGAAACGTGCTAGAATAACACTGGATCATCGGGATATGATGATTGGTGAGATTATACTATCTAAGGAATTGTCCGGGAATATGTATGAAACCGGCGTTAGGATTCCAAACGATAGGGATTTAGAATTATTCCCATACTTACCAAAAGATGAAAAATCCTTATTTGTATTTGGTAAGATATGGAGTGATACATCTTTTTGCAAGAGTGCAATTGATTTTATTAACAATAATGAATATAATTCATTTTCATTGGCCGGACGTGTAGTAAGTTACAATCGTATATGCGATACGGATAAATGTTATCGTTTAGTAAACAAACTAAATCTAAGTTCTGTTGCTATCGTGCGTGATGGTGCTAATCCATTGGCGAAATTCAAGATAGTAAAATCGGCTGATGAAGACTTAGATGATGTGGGTGAGGAAATGACCACAGATATACAAAAAGAAAACAAACCAAAAGAAAATGTTAAGGATGAAAATCCACAAACAGATGTGGCAGATACAAAGGCAAAAGAACCCAAGGTAGAAGCTACATATATTACTAAAGAAGATTTCGATGGTTTCAAGAAAGAGATTGTCGAAACCATTAGTAAGATTTCCACAGAGAAAAAGGAAGCCGAACAAAAAGAAACACCTAAAACTGATCCTATCACTCCGGTGCCAAAGGTGGAAACACCGGCACCAGAACCAATTAACGTTGACAAGATAGCCGAAAATGTAATCGAAAAAATCAAGAAAGATTTTACAGTTGTTCACAGAACGGCGGACGCGGAAAAGCCAAAGAAAACGTGGAAAGAATTAATTAGGGAATTTGATATTTAGGGGGACTAAATATGGCAAAAAAGATTAGAACTATTGAAGATATTGAGAGGGAATATTACTGGAACCCATTAGAAAATCTTGGCATTGGTCAAGAGGATTTCGCAAAGGACGCACCAGTAATAACAACTACAACTGGTGCCATGAACGTTGTTTATGGTGCTAAACTATGGGATGAACTATGCACAGAATACAACATCTTTGCAGCACTCCCAAAAAGACCATACCAAAAAGGTGGTTACAGATTAATTACCGCAGCAGGTAATTCAACTGGTAGAGGTATAGACGAATCTGCAGCAATACCAGCAACTACAAAGCCAACAATGGCAGAAATCAACGTTCCAGTAAAAGAAGTTTCCGTATCATTTGATATGTCCAAGAAACAACTTGCACTACAAGGAAAGAACGATGTCGTAACATGGGACGAACTAAAGGCATACACAGAAACAGAGTTCAAGAAATGTGCAAACGTTCCATTACTATCCACAAGCGGAACTACTGCAGGATACAACTTTGAATCTATCGACAGAGTTTGTGCTTCAAATTCCGAAGACACAAGCTGCACAGATGCGGCAGGTAGTGCCTTTGATGAAAACGATAACGATATATACTTACTAGACAGAGATTCAGGATCAACTTACGATGCATACGTTGGGCACAACAGCGGAACGGACAGGACTTTCACAATGTCATTAGTGGACACACTATTGGATAATGTTAGACCTTACTGGAAATCTAGGGCAAACAAAGTTATCATAACAGGTTACGATACCTTCTCTAGGATGAACCAAGAAATGGGAAACCAACTAAGGTATGACTCCAGAAACATCACATTTGATGTAAACGGTGTTCAGATCACAGGCAAGGAAACGGGATTCATGGCTGCAATGTATCAAGATATACCAATTCTAACATCCAACGATGTAGTTAAGGATACCATATCCAGACTATATGTTTTGGACTTGGACAGAATTGAAATGGGCGTATTAGAACCAGTGCAATACTTTGAATCCGAAGATTACCAAGCAATTGATAAGTTTGCAAGAGAAGGGGTTTACTACATGAGTGGTGAACTCGTAGCTACTGGATTCCACTGCCACGGAAAACTAAGAGATTTGAAGTAAGGGGGAAACTCCTTATTTTTTATATTATGGGGGTATAGAAATGGAATACAAAGTAAAATATATTGGACCAGAGTCAATCTTTTCACACCCCGGGATAACTAGAATCGGGAAACACCCATATGTGTTCGTTGGCAATGCATACACAACGGTAGATAATGAAACAGATTACAACTACTTCAAGGAATCCTCGGCTTTCGTTACAATTGATAACATTGACGAAGCAACGGCAGTAAAAGCCAAAATAGAAACACCAAAACCAATAACACCAAAAGCACAACCAAGACCAAAAAAGGCGGTGGACTAAATGGTTGGAACATTTACCACAACAATTACTGACCGAATATACGCGGGTAGTGAAACAATGGTCATTGGGACTTTTGTATGTGCAGGTGGGTCTACTGGTGGCGATATTGTCACAGGGTTGAAATGCATAAAGTTTATGAAATTACAACCAACGGGAAACGCTGTAATAGCAACGGCATCATCAATCAATGAAAGTTTCGCAACGCCATTATTGGCTACGGACCCAACAGTGGTTATGGCCGCTAACACATCAGGAATATGGTGGGCAATAGGTTATTAGGAGGAATAAAAATGACAGGAACTTTTAGTTACACAGTAACAGGAACGATGAATTTAGGTAGTGTAAAAGCTACATACGGAACATATACCAATGCCGATGGTGCAACAGGTGGCGACATAGTTACGGGTTTGAGTCAAGTAAAATACTTTACAATGCAATCAACGGGTGCGGCAGCAGTGGCCGATGAATCAGCAATCGACGAAACACACATATTTGGTGGGACCGTAACTGTTGTGAACACAGCAGATTCAGATGGCATATGGTTGGCAATGGGATCATAGGTGATTGCAATGAACAAGAATTTGATTATTGCATTTGCCTTAGTATTATTTGCGGTTAGCATACCGGCTACATTATGTGCTATTGACGTGGGGGATATAGCTTATAGTGGCGAGTGTAATTCAGCTTACCTAACCATAAGTTCTGGAACGATAACAATCGCTTTGGATGATGTAAAGGATTTCAATCTAACTTATACGGGAACAACGGCGGATGCTGTAACGCTTACCACAAATTCAACATATACCATAATCACAAGGGCAAACGTTAGCGTATTTGATATAGTTGCAAATTCCGGGACGACCGTTACACTCGACATAAACTCAACACACGTTAAGCTCACAAATGATGGAAATTCTACAAA